CGGAGTTTCGCCTGGGCCTTCGTTGCCTTCTTGAACCCTGCCATCGTCCTACCTCCTCGTTCGCGAATCCCGAACCTCGACCCAGCCCGCGCGGGCCAGCGTCTCCAGATCACCGGCGGCCGGTCCTTCGGCCGCCGGCGTCGTCGTGCATCCATGCCGGCCGGCCTCCCGCCGGCATCCTTGGCCGCGGCATCCGCCCCGGCCTCCGTCCTTGCGTTGCCAGAGCAGGGCGAGCCCGCCGACGACGACGACCGTCGCCGCCGTGGCCTGGACGGCCGCGGCCACGAGGAGCCAGACGCCGAGCCATTGGTCCGCGTTCATCGCCAGACCTCCCCCGTCTCGTCGGTCATGTAGGCCCAGGCGACCTCGCGGGCGGCCTTCGCCTGGAGGACGACCAGCCGGTTGATCGGCGGGCCGACCCGGTCGATCTCCTCGAGCAGGGCGTCGAGGGCCCGGAGCGGCCGCCAGGCGCACCGGCCCAGGTGCCAGGCGAGCCGGCCCTGGGCGACGACCGGCAGGATGTTGGCCTGCCGGTGAGTCGAGCGGTGGAGGGCCGAGTCGTTTCGAGAAGCAGCGCGGGGCATCCTTGCCTCCATGTCAGGGGAGCAGCTCGTCGGCCTCGACCTCGACAACGTCGTCGGAGGTCTCGATCAGGATCCGGCCGCGGTGGAAGTCCACGATCCGGCCTTCCTCGGTCTGGCCGGCGGGCCAGCCGTCCCGGCGGAACGCGACCTCCTGGCCCTTCGTCAGGCTGCGGCCGTAGAGGTCGACGATCCCGCGGATCGCCGCGTCGGCCTCCGCGTCGCCCGGCATCCGTTCAGTGTTGGCGTCCATGCCAAGTCTCCTTTTCGTGAAATGATCTACCGCAAGTCAGCCGGCCGCGCCGGCCGCAACGATCCGCAGGACAACGATCACCAGCTCGATCCAGAACTCGACGTTCATCCGTGACTCCATGCACCAGGTGACCTCGTTCGTCAGGCCATCCATGACGCGACGCAGAGGCTATTCAATGGATCGTGAAATGGTCAATAGGAAATAAAGAGTTTTTCTGGCAGGGGGAAAACCAGCAGGAACGCCGGCCTAGAAGGCGTCGCGGGCGGCCTTGGCCTGGGAGATTAGGTCGGATAGGTCGCCCTTGGAGATCCCGCGAGGGACGGCGATGCCGAGGTCCTTCGCGAACGCGAGCTGGCGGTCGGTTGGCTTGTCAGTTCGCCAGGCGTTCGGCCGCCTCGGCCAGGCCAGCGCGCCGCCCACGGTGCCCGCGGCGGCCAGGCCGAGCAGGACGGCCGACCGCTCCTTCGCGGTGACGGCGAGGACGAGGAACGACAGCCCGACGAAGATCACGAGCAGCGCCCCGGCGGCGCGGGCGAGATAGATCAGACCGGACAGCATGGCACGGCCTCCAGGTTATGCGGCCGTGGTGCCCTTCCTGGGTCGACCGCCGCGCTTCTTCCTGGTCTCGGCCTTCCGCTTGCTGAGACGCTCGACCTCGTCGAGATAGTAGTAGACCCGCCTCGGCGTTTCCACGACCCGCTTCAGCTCGCCGGACTGGAACAGCTTCCGGAAGTAGCTCGCGTGGCAGTCGAAGATCTTCGCCGCCTCGTGCGGGGATACGAGCTTCTTGCCGGTCTTGGGGTCGATCACCATCGCCATAGCCTCCGATGCTAGGGGGCGTCTTCCTTGAATCAACGGCCGGTCCTGGATCCGGGTGTCCGGCAGCCCCGTCCCGGGTATTCCCCGGGACAGGATTGGAACGGTTGCCAATGGCGGGGGCAGGAGCGAACCGTTCAACGACCAACCGTGCGGCGGCTAATCCGCACGGCCGGCACGACCAGAACCCACCCACGGACGGACCGCCCCCGCATGGAAGCGTGACCTATCCCTACTCCGGAGGATCACGCCATGACTCTCGACCAGTTTCTCGCCGACGTGTACGTCCCGCTCCGTCTCCGCGGCCGCTCGCCCGAAAGCGTCCGCCTTCTGCGTCACGCGATCACCCAGTTCTCGACGTGGCTCGGGCGGCCCGCGACGCTCGACGACCTCGAGGACCTCCTCGTCTCCCAATGGCTGGCGGCCATGTCGGCGAAGAAGAGCCCGAACTCGGTCGCCCGCGAGCGGTCCGGAATCCTCGCCCTCTGGAACCTCGCCCAGGGCCGCGGGCTCGTCCGCCTCCGCCCGACCGTCGCGCCCGAGCTGGTGCCGCAGGCGACGCCGCGGGCGTTCACCGCCGACGAGTTGGCGCGGCTCGCGGCGTCCGCCCGGCTGGCTTCGGGCTGGGTCGGTCCGGTGCCGGCCGCCGTGTTTTTCCAGGCCTTGATCGCCGTCGGCCTGGAGACGGGCGAGCGGATCAACGCGATTCTCCAGACGCCGCGGCATTGTTGGAACAGGCCGTCGCTCACGGTCCCGGCCGTCGTGCGAAAGGGCCGCCGGCAGGGCCGGATCTACGAGCTCTCGCCCGAGGCCTCGGACCTGGTCGACGCCGTCGCCCGGCACGAGGGGCCGACGGTGTTCTGGTGGCTCGCTTCGGACACGGCCCTCCGGAAACGGTGGAAGACGATCACCAGGCGTGCCGGCCTCGGCGACGGCCGCGACGTGCAGTTCCACGCCCTGCGTCGGTCGACGGCCTCGCACATGGCGGCCGCCGGCCTCGACGCGACGAGCTACCTCGGGCACTCGACCGACCGGATCACGCGGAAGAGCTACCTCGACCCGCGGGTCGTCGATGCCACCCGCCCGAAGCCCTGGCAGTCGCTGCCGCGCGTGTTCCGCCCGGACCCGGAGCCGCCGGCACAGGCCGGATAATCGCGCCGGTTCGGCGTCCTGCCCCCCCACGGTGCCGATCGTCGAATCCTGCGTCGCACGATCGTCAGGACCGGCTCGCCTGCCGGTGCTCGACCTCGTGCTGGCGGAGCAGCTCGCGCGGGACCGTCCGCCGGATCGCGTCGGCCGCCTGCGTGACGTGCTCGGCCCGGACGCCCTGCGGCGGCCGGCAGCAGGCGTAGACGCCGGCGAGCGTCGCGGCCCGGTGGACCGCGACCGGGGCCAGGTCGTACTCGACGTCCGCCCGGACGGGGCGGCCGGCCACGACATCGACGACGCGGCCCTGGTCGTCGTAGTTCATGACCTCGACGGCCGTCCCGGTGCCGATCCCGGTGAGCGTCACCAGGGCCGGGGCGTGGGCCTGGAGGCGTCGCTGGCCGCAGACGAAGACGTATGACAGCTCGAGGCCGGTCGCCTGGCAGAACTGCCGCATTGTCCGGCCGGTGCCGTGCAGATCGACGAACAGCGTCCCCGGGGCGATCCGTTTGACATACGTCAAGAATCCGGCCGACGGCCGGCGGAGCGTCTCGCGGCTGGCCCAGAACTGGCACGTCTGGTCGGACGGGTAGAGGTGCCCGTAGGCCTCGCCGAGGATGATCGTGTCGCGCGAGACGAACGCCACCCGCTCGGGCCGCGCCGCCTCGACGTACCCGCGGACGAGCGCGGCCGCCGCCAGGACGAAGGGGACGTTCGCGGCCGCAGCCCCGGCCCACCAGCCGGCCTCGGGAGAGCCGGGCTCGTGCGGATTCTGGAGCCGGGCCGCGCGGGCCGCCCCGGCAATCTCCCAGATCCCGGCCTCCTCGAGGTCCTTCTCCGCCTTCGTCCACGCCCCGCCCTTGTAGTGGCAAGCCTCGACGCCGGCCGCCCGGGCCTGGGAGACATCGCTCCGCGGGTTGTCCCCGACGTGGGTCTCGATCTCGCGGGCCGCCTTCGACCGCCAGTACCGGCCGGTCCACTTGCCATCCCACGAGGCGGCGATGTCGAGCCCGGCGGGGAGGCCGATCTTCTCCGCGAGGGCCTGGACCTGGTCGGCACCGAAGTAGGTGTCGGTCACGATCCGGTCGCCTGTCCCGAACCGCCGGACGTTCTCGGCGATCGGGAAGCCGCAGGCCAGTTCGGCCCGCTCCTCGAGGTCCCGCAGCTCGTCGACGCGGTCCTGGCTCCAGCCGGTGATCTCGCGGAGCGTGTCGAAGATCCCGGGCCAGGTCTTGTCGGACCGCCGCTCGGCCTCCTGGCGGACGGACCGGTACTCCTCGCCGCCGACGAGGTCGAAGATCCGCCAGGGCTCGCCGCAGCTTCGGCCGTGGAGCGTGTCGAAGTAGTCCCACGACCTCACCATGTCCGGGCCCCCGCCTTCTTGTTGGTGATGTCCGAGAGCCCGGCGGCCTGGCCGCAGATCCACGGCCGGACGGCGTAGACGCCGAGCCGCCGCTCGCGGTGCAGGACGCCCATCCGGTGATCGACGTGATGGCGGCAGGCCCAGGCCGGGCTCGGCTCGATCCAGTCCCGGAGCGTCTCCAGGGCCGCGCGGCCGAGAACCCCGTAGGCGTGGGTCCGGTTGACGTTCAGCCCGCGGACGAAGTCCACGCGGCCCGGCAGGGCCTCGGGCTTCGTGAGGTGCTGCCCGCCGAGGTAGAGCTGGCCGGTGTCCTCGGGCGGCGTCAGGGCCGCGAGCCGGGCGGCGAAGTCCCCGACGAACGTGGCGTCGTCCTCGAGGACCAGGATCCGCTCGACGCCCGTGGCGATCGCCCACGACAGGACGGCGTAGTGCGACCGGGCGCAGCCCCACGCCCCAGGCTTCGCCTTCCAGCCGGCCGGCGGCGACTCGGCCTGGCCGTCGACTGCCGGCACGACCTCGGGCCAGGGCAGGGGCCAGGGCCGCGGCAGGCGGTCCCAGAACGCCGCCAGCCGGTCGGGCCGGCGGGCGAGCGAGATCACGACGACGGCGTCGAACATGGCGGCGTCTCCGCGGCCTCGACCTCGGCGAGACAGGCCGCATACCCGGCGAGGTCTACCGGCGTGTCGCTGCTCTTCGCCGCGCCCTGGTGCCGCGCGAGCTTGTCCAGGATCATGATCTGGGCCCAGTCGGCGACCGTCAGCGGCTCGCGGAGCTTGTGGCCGAAGATCGCGTTCACCGCGGCGACGGTCTTCGCGAAGTGTTCGCCCGGCGGGCCGTAAGTCGTGCGGCGCTGGCGGATCGTGCGGGTGGCGAGTTCGAGGAGCTGCTCGGCAACGGTCTCTGGTAGCACTGCCACGGTGGCCTCCTGGAGATGGCGGATCATGCGGACGAGATGCACGACCCACGAGGCTAGGCTGCCGCTCGTGCCAGTCCACGCCCCCGAAAACCGCCGGGCCTCCTGCTCCGCGTGGGCGAGCTGCTCGGCGTCGAGCCAGACGGCGGGCCTCATGACGTGCGGACCTTGCCGGCCGAGATCCGAAAGTTCTCCACGTCGAACTCGCCGCCGTCGTGAACGGTGACGATCGCGGCCCCGTGGTTCCACCGGTTGATCCGGGCGTATTCCGGCGTCAGGTCGCACAGGCAACCGGTGGACCAGGTGAAGATCTCGTTATGCCACATGTCGGATTCGGCGTGGCCGCTTGAGCGGTGCGAGTGACCGACGAGGACCGTCGACAGCGTCCGCAGGAACGCCCCGCGGGCCACGTTCACCGGCGCGGCCAGGCCCTTCGGCAGCTCGTGGCCGTGGAGGACCGGCAGCTTCCCGACCATGACCGGCCGCTGCTCGTCGACGTAGTCGATGTCGTGGTCCGCGAGCTTGAGCCAGCCGGGGAGCGACATAATCGGATCGTCCGACAGCTCGGGGGCGTGCTGCCAGATGTAATGGGTCCACCGCTCCTCGTGGTTGCCGGCCTTGAGGACGATCGGGATCTTCGGGAACCGGTCGCGGATCCAGGCGACGAAGTCGCGGCAGGCCGAGAGCTCGCCCTTGAAGTCGCGTTTCGTGGGGTCCTTCATCCAGCGCGAGATCGCGTAGAAATCGCAGATGTCGCCGTTCAGTAGCAGGGCCGCGAGACCGGCGTCCTCGAGGTGAGTGACCGCGGCGGCGACCGCCACGTCCGAGTGGTAGGGGACGTGTACGTCAGAAAGGATCCCGACCCGGCCCTTCACGCCCAGGACGTGCGGGACCCACGGCTCGGCGACCGACTGCGGCATCTGCCGGACCTCGCCGGCCTGGCGTGGCGGCCGCGGGTGCTTCGCCCGTTTTCGGTGGGATTCGCCGTGGACGCCGAGGACCTTCCGGATCCTCGAGCGGGCCTGCTCAAGCGTGATCGCCCGGTTCGTCTTCTCGACGAGCATCCGGGCCAGGCCGCGGGCCGGGTGGTCCGGGTGCCTCTGCACCAGGCGGCGGGCCTGTATCGCGATCGGGTCGGTCGGCATCCTTGCCTCCAGTCTCGAAGGTACGGCCTGGTCGACGCGAATCAACCGGATCCGATCCCGAGGGCGCGGCCGATCTCGTTCAACTTCTCGGCCCGCCTGCGGCACCCGCACGGCCGGCCGATCGCCCGCGAGACCCGCTCCTCTGTGATGCCGACCGCAGCCAGCGACGATTTCACCATGTCGCCCAGGCCGGGCGTCTTCCGCGGGTACGACGGGTGCCGGATGTCGACCTCCACCCAGCCGCCGCCGTAGTCGACGCCGAAACAGCCGGCAATATCCTCGACAGCCAGGCCGCGAGCCGTCGCCCTGGCCTCCACGTCGGCGCGCCGCATCTTCACGGGCAGGCCTCGCAGTCGAACTCGAAGACAGGATCGTCCCAAGTCGCGGACCCTAACTGAGCCAAGCAAGGCTTATCCGGAGGATCAAAGCTGAATATCGTCGTTTTCTTGAAGATTCCGGTCGGGCATCCGCACTCGTTGCACGACGGAAAGGCATACCGGCGCTCCGTCTCGATCGTGATCAGATACATCGGCCACGATTCCATGACGTACTGCGCTCCGACGGCAGGCAGATCGCCGTTCGGCAGCTTGTCGATCTGAAGGTATTGCGTGAATAGTGTCGCTTGGTAGACGCCACATTCTCCGAAACATTCGAGTATCACGCGCGCTATCGTCATTACGGCCTCGCCTGGAATCTGCGGATACCATCTCGCGTTCGCATTTCCTGCGGTGTCGGTAACGCAGAGCACATAGCTCAGGCCGTTAGCAGGAAGCGTGACGCCGTCGATCGTCACGTTGAGCGTGCACTCGCAGTCGCACCGGCACTCGTTGCAGCAGCATGGCTCATCGAGCCCGACCTTCCCGTCGTGTAGCGGGATGCCGCTACAGTTTTTTGGGATCTGGCTCATTAGCTGCCTGCACCGCACTCGAACACGTCGAACCACTTCAAGCATCCGGAGGCATCGTGTCCGAGAATCTGCTCGGCTGCGCCGTTCCATCCGGGCCATCTAGTGATGTCCTCGCCGCCGATCGTCTTGTGACAACTACCTCCCATGCCCGCGTCGAGCAGATACCAGCGGCCCGTAACCCCGCGGCCGATCACGACCCACGAGTCGGCCGGCACGTTGTACGACAGGTTCGCCACGTCCTCGATCGTCTTGGATGGGCTGGTCTCCGTCGGCTCGCAGCTCGACCCGCCCTCCCAGATCGTCACCGTCGCGCAGGTCCCGCGGTCCCAGTTGGCCTCGACCTTGCCGATCCGGACCGGATCGCCCTCCTCGTAGGCCGTGCGGATCGCCGGCGGCGGTATGTTGCGGTCGCCGCCCTCGACCTTGCGCACGACCTCGGCGATCCGCCGCGCAGCCTCGACGGAGATCAGGGCCCCGCGGTCCGAGTTGTCGAGGCGGCGTCCCACGTCAGGCCCCCGGCGTGAACAATGAACCGAACGGAGTCGCGAAGTCCTTCTCCTCGTAGACGAAGAACTCGAGGGCGTCGGGTGCCTCGCCGGCGGCCTTGGCGATGCCGTTGTTTAGCGCGACCGGCTGGCGGACGGCCTTCCCGTCCTGGCCCTTGATCTGGGCCCGTTGCGTGCCGGACCCGGTCGGCGTGCCATCGTCGTCGACGAGCTGGGCAAATCCGATGTCCCAAGGCTTGAGCGTCCACTCGTCGGCCTTGTAGGCGAACTCCCAGGTGAGCTCCCAATAGACGAGCGTCGCGCCGTCCTTCGTTTCGATGTTGAGCTTCTTCGAGCAGCCCTGGCACTTCCACGTCCTGGCCGCCCCGCCGTTCCACGCGGCGTCGTTGATCGCGTTCGTGTAGTCCCGCGAGAGCTGCATCCATCCGTTATGGGAGGCGTAATACTGGGTCAGCGTCAGCCGTTCCTCGGCCCTCTCGGCTTGGAGATCCTCGAGCGGATCCTTCGCCGAGTTCG